CATAAATTGTCAAATTAGTTCCAGATATCTGACTTCCGTTTGGAGCAATAGAATTAAGTCTATCAACAATAGCATTAAGCCCACTTACTCCGTTAGCACTTCCGTTAATAGTTCCTGCGGTAAATTGTAGCCCACTGGTGTATCTTGAAAATAGTTCAGCCATAGTTAATTAAGTAATTTTTTGTTTAAATAAGTTGATTAATACAATATATATTTATATAAAGAACTTAAAAGTTTGTTGAATCTGTAATTCTTCTTCTCCAGTAAAAACTAAAGAGCCCGTTAAGATTTCTCGATTCAATAAAACCGACCCAGTAGTTATCGCTCCGAACTCTTTTAAGATAGTTCCGCTTATCTCTGGGGGAGCCCAATTACTAACCAAAGTAACCTCTTCTGGTGTTCCTAAATCGTAAGTATTGATTTGGTTTCTATCTGTTTCGTTAGCCAAAGCTGTGTTTCCACTAGCAAAAGCAGTCGAGCCAGTTCCTACTGCAATAAAGTCTGGTGTGCTTGAACCTGCTAAACTTGCAGCAACTACATTTAAAGCATTTGTTGTTATTCCCATTTTTCCTCCTTATATTGTTATTACCGTGCTCCCTGTTCTCATGTCACCTAAAAGAGATTTGGGAGAATTTAATATGTCGTGACCCGTAACATTGAAATAAAATGCAGAACCTATTAACCTTGAAACAATAATCGAAGTTCCAGATATTCCTATTGAACCCGTAGCCAATTCAACATTAGTAATTGATGTGTCGGTTTCTGCTCCTTCTAATTTTCTTAATCTTAATTCTTGCTCTTTCATCAAGTCTGTAAACTTTCGTATTCTTTTATCCATAGTAACCTCTAAGACTCGATTTGCAGAATTATTCATAGGTAAAAATTCGTATCTAGCATTAATAATTGATAGTGCTCCAGAAATATTAAAATGTGGTAAATTAACAAAAGCGGTTTGTCCTGGAGTAACACTCAAAACATCATTCAATAAAATAGTGCCTTCTTGTGTTGGGTTAATGTGCTCTGCTAAAAAAGATGTGGCTTTAGAATTTGCTTCGTTTAAGTCCTTAATGTTTCTATCAAATATATTCTTTTGTTTTAGTCCATAAGTGGCAATACTTGTAACATCGTTCTTAATAGATATAATTGGTGTGCTTCTTTGGTAATCAATAATAATAACACTTCCCGTAGGAGCAATATTATTTCCTGCAGTAGTTCCACTTGTTAAAACAACTGATTGTTTGTTATAATCAACTAAAAATTTAACATTTTCATCTTCTGGATTTGAAACATTTAAAATTCCTCCTGGCTGATATTGTGTATTACTCGCTCCAGATAAAAAAGCAGAAACTTGAAAAGGTTTTGCGTCTAAAACATAAACCGAACCAATATTATCTGTGCCCGTAGTAAATATTTCTCTAGCTCCTGTAAGTTGTCGGTCTCCATAAACCGCAATTTGATTAAAAAGGTTATCGTCTGCCTTGTCAAATTTACTCGAAATAGTATTTCCCGTCTCAAAAACAAGTCCACTATCAACTGCATTTTTTTCTTCAAAATGAATATCTTTATTTACATCAACATAAAAATAAAAACCTGCTAATTCTGCTAACTGATTAAAGGCATCAAAAACACTCATATTGTTAAAAGTAATTTTGTCTAGTGTTGTTGTGGTTGCGTTAACATTAGTCCAAGTGAGTCCTGTCCCGATTAAATTTTGTCCCGCTAATGATTTTAGTATCTCGCTTATTTCTGTATCTCTAAAAATTCTGGGGTTAACTAAAATATCCATCAAAATAACAGAATAATCTCTCCCGTTGATTGAAACAAATTCAGAACTATCTCTCCCAGAAAATTTGATAGCTTCAATAACTCCAGAAAACATTTTAGTAGTTGGTTCTGCGTCTTTATCTGCGTAAATTAAAACTTCATCATTGATAGAAAATTTATCGCTATAATCCCCGTAACGATTGTCATATCTAATATCAAAATCACTCACGGTAGCAAATGTCGAAGTCGCAACATTTACCGTGCATCTGGAACACTCATTATAATCTGTTCCTCCTATGGTTACTCTTGTTTTAATCATACTTTAATCATGTTACCCATATCCCGTGCTAGTGCTTCTGACAAGTCCCGAGAATCGATACCTTTTACCTCATTAATATTAAAGATAATTGTGCCTTTGTCGTTTGTGCTTCCTTTAATGCCTTTACTCGAACCTAAATAAATAGTCGGAGACTTAACATAATCACTTGCGTATTTCAAATCACTCGAACTAGAACCCGAACTAGACCCCGAACTAGATGTTTTAGAACCTAAACTTATCGCTCCCTCTTTGTTATAATCTTTTAATGAGTCTGTCGCTTTATCAACACTTTTAGAACCATTGTCAAAAGCTCCGAAAGTAACTTTATTTAACCATCCTACAAGGTCTTTAATCCATTCAATTAGTGGTTTAATCTTATCTATGACCCATTGAATAACAGGAGCCCAAAATTCAAAAGCCATTTTTGCCCCTTCAATTGCAGTCTTAACTAAAAGTATTAATGGTAAAAATGAAAGTTTCAAAAGTCCCCAGAATATAGAAACAATATTTCTAACAATTTCAAACTTCTGGTAAAGATAATAAAGTCCTGCAGCTAATCCTGCAATAACTAAAATGACCGCTCCAATAATTAAAAGCCAAGGTGACATAGCAACATTAAGCACTACAACCGCCAAAGCAACCGCTAAAAGAACTCCCGCTAAAAGACTTAATCCTGCAATTAAAACTCCTCCGTAAACCATCCACTTTTTAGTAGCATCACTTAAATTATTAAACCAATCAATTATTTTTAATCCTATTTCTAAAAGTCTGGTCGCAACAGGCAATAAAACTTTACCAAATGATTCTGCTAATTCTTTTGTTCTCTCTTTGGTTAATTTAAGTTGGTTAGCAAAGCTATCATGCGTTCTAGCATAATCCCCTATTGCGTTTTTAGACTGCTCCATGGCGAGTTCTAAGGTTACTTGGGCTTTTGCTTGTTTAAGTGCCATTCCTGTCAATCCCTCCATTCCTTTTTCTGCTAACCTAACTTGAACATCACTTTCTAAAATAGCAATTCCTAACTCCTTAATTGATTCTCTTTCACCCAAAAGGGCTTTAGTCAGAGCCATACTTGCACGTTCTGAACCTCCTTCAATGTTAGTAAAACTTGCTAAATCTACTGCTAATTTGTTAACATTTTCTGCCATGTCCAGTGCTTCCTGTCCTGTGAATCCAAATCCGCTCAATAAGTCTCCTGTGTCGGCTAATAATTGTTTCGCCGAGCTACTTGCAAGACCAAAATTATCTCTCAAATCTTTAGCTACTGCTTCGGATTGAGGTCCAACACTTGCAAATGTGGTATTAAATTTAGAAATAGTTTCCTCCGCATTTCCTGCAGCAACAACCAATTTCCCGAATCCCATTAATGAAGCAGACCCGAATCCAATTAAAGCAGCAGATGTCGCAGCAATAGCCACCTTGTTTTTTTGCATAAATCCAGTTAATCCGCTCATACTTCCTTGTGCGGACTTAATAGTTCCACTAAATTTATCTACTGCTTCGATTACAATGCTTACTTTTTGCTCTCCTACCATTATCTTTTTCTACTTGCTCTTTTTTGGTTTCTCTCTTGTTGTTTCATTCTCCGATTGTGAGTTTCAACCAAAAGGTTTATTTCTGGATATGTGAGTTTTGGAATATCAAAAAAATTATAGTTGTGCTCATGTAACCAAAGCATTAAATCGTCATCACTTAGTTTTTTTTTAAGTTTGACTCTTCTTTCTCTAAAAATACTTTAGCCTGGTTCTCAACTTCTTTTTGAGTTACTCCTAGACTTGCACTCATTATTGCGGTCGTAATCGCAGCAGCATAAGTTGGCTTTAAATCCCTTATCTGTTCTTCGGTTAGTTTTGGTTCCACTAATCCGAACTGGATAGCCATGTTATCTGCATCGATTTTATCATCAACACTTCCGTTTGCCTTCGCATAAATTTCTTGAAGTTTTCCTCTGGTTAAAGGGACTACCTTTACCGTAGGTTTGCCTTCAATAGCGTCTAGCTCTACTTCTTGTGCAATGAGTTGTCCGTTCTCTCCCCTATCAAATACGATGTCTTTTACGTTTAACATTTTACTTCCTCCATTTAATTAATATACATAAATACATAAAGTATTTAAATATATCTAATAAGGTGTGTATTTTGCTACTCTGTTGAACTCTTGTGCTGAAATCTTCTTAGGTCTAATTTCTACCGTGCTTTCTGTAACTCCTTCAATCTCACTTGGATTGTCCATACTTGTTATGTAACATCCACTCATAGTAAAAATTGCGTGTCTACTTCCTGTCGTGCTATCTCCATTCAAATCAAAAACTCCATTAAAGGAACTTGTCGATTTGTAATATTGATTATAAAGCATCGCAGCAGTTGTTGAATCCAAATCCATCGTAACACTTAACATATAATCCCTATTTTTGAAATAAGGTGTTGCTATATCTCGTGAACCATTAAGATAATGCGGAGCTTCTACATTTTGGTTTATTTCCAATGTTACTTCTTTCGCAGTAATGGAACTTCCCGCTAATGTTAAACTCGCATTTCCGAATGTATAAGGATTTGTAGTTACTTCTGTTACTGCAGTTGTAGTCCCAGAACTATAAGTCAAAGTCTGCCCAATGTAATCCGCTTCTACCGTGATAACGTCTGATGGTGTCGCAGTAATTGAAACTCTATCTAAAACACATCCGTTAATTTTTCTTATAAAGTTTCTTCCAGTTCCTGGTGACTGCTTCGAATCTTCTAAAGTAAAACTAATTGGTGGATTTAAAGCTCCCGAGACAAAAGGACTCTGTGCTTGGTCTGTTCCAATTTCTGTTGCTGTGTGAACTGAATTAGTCCCACTAACAGAATAAATTGAACCTATTGACAAAAAAGGCAACCTGAAATCCTGTGCTCGATAAGTTACTGTTCCTGTTACATCTCTAACTCCTTCGTCAAATGTATCTACTGACCTTGTGCTCGTTCCCATGTATCTCGTTTCAATCTTATTCTCTTTATCGTCGATAGAATTAGACTGAACTTGACCTATCCAGAAAGAACTACCAGTCATAGCAGAACCATAAGTTCCAGACTCTTGTATTCCTAACACTTTGTTCATATCGCTTGAATATCTACCCATATTTAACCTCCTGTTTATTTAATTAATATCTTTTTCAAGATTTTTACTTGACTATTTATCAAAGGAACATGCCTATCGCTAACTAAGTCAGAAATAAGGTCCTCTTTTGTTTTGTAAATAACTTTGATGTCTTTGATTGTTTCTTCTCCGATTCCTTTTATATTAATCAATTCTTCTGTCCAATGAGAATCTAATTTTATTGGTTTTTCTGTTTCTAATTCTCTTTCAAATCCTACTTCGTCAATATCTGCCATTATGTAAAATTGTAAAATTTATATTTAACTTCTGTGACTCTTGATTTTATTGTTTCTTCCTCTACATCAACAGAACTCAATAATTCAAAATCGTGTAAATTACTATTAATGCTTCCAGTCGTAGTAAACTGAATGTCTTTTAATCTGTTAAAAACTAATGTGAATAATTCGTCTTTTTCTTTTACGTTTCTAGCCCAAATCCTAACTTCAATATCAAGCTCCATATCCATAGCTTTACTCTGCATACCTACTCGGGTTGCACTTGTGTTAACTAACTTGATTGTGATAATTGGATACTCTGCTTCTCTTACAGGGTAACTTGTCATAATAAAATGTGAATCCGCTTTTCTTCTTGCAGAAATTGGGTCGGTTACGTTGCTTGTTAAATCGTTCTTTATAAAAAATAACGTATCTCTTACGAATGTTGTTGTTTCTACCATTGTCTCACTTGACTTTTCGAACCTTTGTTCATAATGAATAATACTTATTTGTTTATATATGTTGAGAAATTTTCTATATATTCCGAAGTTCTCGGTTTAAGTATTCTTTAAGCTTTGGTTTGTTTCTTTTTAATGAGTTTCCAAAGTGTGGTCTAGCACTAATTCGACTAGTTCCATATTCTAAATATGATGGATAATTTAAAGGTGTCCATATTGTTGCTCTTTTTTTGTCTGATTTTTCCTCAACACTATTCAAAAATCGACCCGTATCAACAGAAACATGCTCCGCTTTCCTTCCTGCGATTGATTCTTTTACTTCTCCTTGCATAAAGAGTCCTACTTTTTGCATAGCATTTTCAACAGAACCATTAATATTTCTATCTTTTTTAGATAAGAAAGAAACTGCAGCAGTAACTCCAAGAATTTTAAAATTAATCATTCTCCGATTAAAGAACCCCCAGGAAGATAACGGATATAAACTTTTTTGTAAATATCTGTGTTTGAATAACTTGCAACAATAGCTCCGTTCGGAACTAGTGTATATTTGTCTCCGCCTAGTTGAATTTTAACGATTTGATTTGAACCAGTAATTTGAAGAGAGCCATTTACATAAAGCTTTTGTTCATCTCCTATTAAATTACCTTGTTGTTGTAATACTGAATCAGTAGAACCTCTAGTTTGGTCTATTGGTAAAACTACTCCGCTTGTGCTCACACTTCCAGAAATAGAAAGAGTAATTCCGTCATCCCAAACAGAACCTATTGTAGAGTTATAATAAAAAATATTAATTGGTTGACCTGCTAATTTAATAATCTTCTGAAAACCATTCGCCAAAGAAGTAGCACTCATGAAAGACTACGGGCGAAATATCTTTTCTGACCCAATGCATTTAAGTGTGATTCTCCTTTACTCTGAAAAAACTTTGCAGAAGCTTGTTCACTCGTTCCTGCGATAGATAATTCAGCTAACTTTAAATCGTCACTTCCTTGTGATTGGGTTAAATTAATTGTTTCGGCTATTGATAAGTTAAGTATTGCGGGTTGGAATTTAGCTTCAATTGAATTAGAACCAATTGTCTGTCCCGTGTAATTAGAAACATGTTGTCTGATTAAATCTACGGTTTCAACAAGAGTTCCACTAACTCCGTCTGATAAATTACTCAAAACACTATTTATGTGTATTGCTATGCTTCCAATTGTATCAAGTGCCATTATCTATAATATAAGGTTACAGGTCCGAACACCTTTGATGTTCCGCTTGTTAAACCTTGAATATTAAGATGTATCTCACTATTACTTACTTTGTTTGTAGTGCTTGGGCTTCCAGTAACATTATTTGTATTTACAATATATGTCTGTGGGTATGCTTCAAAAGTTGGATATCCTGTTCCAGAAACAATTCCATTTTTTCTAAAAAATTCTAAATTTGTTCCGCTTTCTGATAAAAATATACTTCCAACTCCTGGACTTCCAATTTGTGGGTTCTGAACCAATACTCGTAAGATTTCTCCGTTAATTGAATGGTTGCTAAATTGACTAAAGTCAGAGCCGTTTACGGTTAATTGTTGAAAGGTGTATTCCTTTACTCTATCTCCGTTAACCATTTTAAGCTATTGAACCTAATTTTACCCAAGTGCTTCCGCCAATTCCAAGACCCATATAAAATAGGGAATTGTTAACATCAAATGCTATATCGCTTCCTACTTGACATGTTACTTTATTCAAGGGGGTTCCGTTTACGAAAAGGATTGTATCATTTACTACTAATCCAGACGTTCCAAGTCCCATTCTCAAACCTTTTACAGTTCCTTGCACTATACTTCCAGTTGTCATTTTGTTCTTCTCCGTTTATTTGTTTTCTGTGAGAGATTCTCACAAGGGCAATACCCCGAATTTGAAAAAATAAAAATAAAAAAAAATTTATTGTAATTACGCAGTTGTAATCCTCGAAACAGCACCTGCTCTAAGCAACTTAACATCAATTCTTTGTGTTATTGCAGCTCCAGACATATCGTATGTTGGTAAATCAAAATTTTCCAAAGTAATATCTCTTGAAATCGCAATTCCATAAGCTTGAGTTCTATCTAAAACATAACCATATTTTGTATGGCTAGTTGATGGTGTTACATTTGTTGATGGTGAAAATCTTACAGCATTTAATCCGTAAACTCTTCCAACAAATCCTCTGTCCAACATTTCAGAATTTCCTCTTTTGTCTGCTTCTACGAATGTGTCAATGTTTCTTAAATCTTGAACAAACTCATTTCCGCACAGAATATCTGTCGCAGTAAAATTGTTATCTTCAATATTTTTCATAGCTTCTGTGATGTTTGCGATTGTTACCGCAGCTCCTCCAGAAACGTCATTTGAACTTCCGTCTAATGCAGTCAAAATAAGCTTAGTCTCGTTCTCAGCAAATCTTCGACCCGCAGCTCGAATACTTCCCTCTAATAGTGGGAATTGTGAATCTTCTGTCATTTCTCTTGTGATTCTAATTGCTACTCCATATTTTACAGGTGTAAAAGTTATGCTAGAATAGGTCATATTATCTAAAGGAATTTCAGCTCCTTCTCCTAATTGCTTAAGAGTAAGTGAATCTGCAGTCTCTAAATCTACTGTGATTGATGAACCTTGAATCATATTAGGTGTGTAAACAACTTTAGCTAACTCTCTTGGAACTAAGTTTTTTTCAACTTCGTCAATAAGAGCGGGCAAAATTAGTTTAGGGATAAGCAGTGTTCCTGGTGTTCCATCCTCAGTAGATATATACTCTTTAATAGTTTTAAAAGCCATTTTATAAGTTTAATGATACCAAAGAATAAAGTGCAGTTCCACTCGCTGAACTTGTAATCGCTCTTCCAATAGGTTGGTTAGCAACTGCTATTGCAGCTCCTGATGTAAGCGGTCCAACTCCTGGAGTTACTCCAGAAACATATTGAACTAATTGACCTGCAATTACTGTTCCTGCAGCCCTCAAAAGATAATCTCCTTGTCGTGCGGCAGTAACTAAACCATTTGAACCAGTTGTATTTAAAGCAATTCCGTTAAATCCTCCTGCAACTAAAGCAACAGAAACATTCAAGTCACTTGGACCTGCAAACGAACTCACACTAGAGCCAACTTCTGTTCCTGCTCCAGATACTATTACAAACTCTCCACCTGATATAACTTCTCTCGCTTTACCAGTGAATGTTCGGGGATTCTCACTATCTGAAATTACTACAGCTCCTAATGTGTTTATTAAAGGCATTTTAGTATTTAATAGTGAAAGCTCCTCCTTTTAGACTACCATTCATTTGAACAAATTTTGCACTTTCTTCGGCTACTTCTTCTTCATTTTCCTCTTCCGATTCTTCTGATTCTTCTGTAACTGGTTCAGCTTTAACTTCTTCCTCTTTAGGTTCTTCTACTTCGATTGTATCAAGTTGTTCCATCAACAATTTTAAAGTAACGTCACTCAATTCAGAGATGTTAAGACCTTTACCTTTTTTAGAATTGCATTTCTCTTCGTATGATTTTTCAAGTTCTGCTCTTTCTTTAGCTTTATACTCTTTCAATTGCTTCTCCTGTTCTTCTAACTTAGATTTCATTTCTTCAACTTCTTGGTTAGTCTGTAGTTCTTCTTTCATATTTTTAACCTCCTTTATACTTGTATTAGTTTCAATTTTTGGCATTTCTGCTATTGAATGTGATTTTTCGAATGCTTCGTTTAATGAAGTTGTAAAGGTTGCTCCGTCATCTGCGGGAACTGCAACTAAACTTAACTCATGAAATTTGATTCCTCTAGGAATAAGGTTTCCGTTTTCTCCTTCTTCTACTTCCTTTACGGTAGCTCCAACAGAAACAGAATTAAGTCTCCCATCGATAATCATTTCCTTAATTTTTTTATCTTTTACTACTGCGGAAAATTCAATTCTTTTAGCTCCAGGGTTAAAATTAGATTCAAAGACTCTTCCTTTAATTGATTCAACAGAATTATTATGGTCTACCAAAAGTGGAACACCTTTCAAACTAATTGCAGCGGGTTTCATTTCTTCCTCCAAAAAAGTATGATTGTTTAAAGTAGTGACTGCATTTATAGCAACACCCTTAATTATAAAATCATCGTTTACTTGTGCAGATTCGGTAATAGGAGTAAAGTATTCTAAAATTAATTCTTTCTTTTCAAGGTCGTTTCGTATTTCCACCATACATAGCGTATGTATAAATTCTTTATAAAGATTGATTGATTAACTATATACTATCAAGTCTAGTCAAAGTATCAAATCTCATAATAATATTAACATCAATGTTCTTCGGTCCGTTAACAACTATCTGGACTTTCTCGTTTAAGCAGTAACAATTCATTTGTGATGTTGAGCCATGAGCTTGATTGTCTAAAATCTGCACTCCTAATGAAATATATTTATCTCCATAAAATAGTTTATCATCAAAGATTACATACTTTAATTCAGAAGTGATTTTTATTGCCACCTTTTCATCTGAATTAATCACTAGTGCTTTTAATTGTCCTTTAACTTTCTGTTCAAAAGTAGCGACTCCATTTACTCCTGTGTTTAGTGTAATCCCATAATCTTTCATATTTGTCTCCTTACCATTACTGGTCTTTTTCTGGTTAAAACATTTCTACGTCTGTGCGTTCCTGCTCGGGTTCCAATTGGGGTTAAATTTCCTACTTTAGCTCCTTCTATTCCTGCATCTGTTCCCCACATCTCATTTTCATGCCCTCCCCATAGTTGAAGGTTTCTACTATCGACTTCTCCAGAGCCAGTAAAGTCCGACCAGTTGCCTAATAAGGGCACATCTTCGTAATCTACTGCACTATCGTGCGGTTGACTATCTAAAAAGAATTGAATATCTCCGCAATGTTTTGCACATACTACTCTTTGTCTGGTTGTGGGTTCTATAAATACCATTATTCTTCTAATATTAATCTCCTTTTTAGTTTTTCTTGTCTTTGTAAGTATTCAGCAAAGCAATCTCCACAAAGCATAACTCCTGAAAAAAGTGTTAAAGCGGGTTTGTCACAGTTTTCTTTTTCGCAAGTTGGTCTCTCCAAAAACATCATAACTCCACGACAGGAACTAAACTACACCTACACATATTGTGTATTGGCGGTTGGCTTACTCCTATCTCTAATTCGTTTATTGAATATACCCTTCCATTTAATTCTTCACAAATAGGGCATGTTCTTTCGGATAATGCAGCTAAAAATCTTACTTGTTCTACTTTATTCTCCTTATAATGACTAACTAATCCTATGTTTGATAGTCTTATTGTCTCCGTTCTAGCAATATTCGGAGCCCGATTAGAAGCCAAACTTATTATTTTTCCATCTTTAATTAAGTTTTTTAGTCCAATTTTAGTATCAATATTTTTCTCAATCTCCTTCATGGTCTGATTATTCTTGAATCCATCTTTAAGTATGAGTCTTAGTTTCTCTACTTGTGTGTCGGAAAGTAACCCATCAATTATCTCTTGTTCGGTTTTTCCATGTAAAAAACTAAATGGGTCGTTTCTAACCGCTTCAAGAACTTTAGAAAGGTATTCGGAGAAATTAAAATCGGGTTGCTCTCGAATATTAATAAACTCATGTAATCCCATATCATCAAAAGACTCGTGTAGGCACTCATGAGCATTAGGTTTTTCTCCTGGTATCTCTGGTTGTTTAAGTTGCTTCTCTGCTTTGGCTTCTTCGTCTGCTCCTTTTTCTATCTGTGGAAGTATTCCCATTAAGTCGGGCATATTCAAAAGTTTAGCCAATTCAATCTGTAAACCTCTTCTCATGTTTTCATCAATAGTCATTACGTTAAGTAATTCTTTAATTTGAGTTATTCTTTTATTAATCTCTTCCTCTCCAGGTAAATTCCAAGTAAATTCTACTTCTCCGTCTAATTTTTGAGCATTTAAAATAGGCTTAAATATTTTCTCCCTTACTTCTGCTTCAATTCCTTCTTGAATCGCAGCAACTTTTCTTTGCCAGGCTTCCATTTGAACTTTAGCTAATCCTTCTGGAATATTTCCCCTACCCATTAAAACTTCGGGTATCTGAAAACCAAATAAGATTAATTCAATAGTGTTGTTAATTGCGTCAATTAAGTTTTTACCTATATCTCCAAAATCAAGAACATTCATTTCAATGTTTCCATCTGTCACCCATTCTGTTCGGTTATTCATATATTGAAGTTTATTAGCAAATTCAGTAATAGCACTCTGGTCTGCAATCATTCCCTTTTCTCCAATCCTAACATGAAGTGGAGCTCCTGCTTTCCTTTCAATTAATTTATCTAAGTCTCTTATTTTACTCGCCAAAGAATTTAATTGAGTTTCATTACAATAAACAAATCCTCCTCCGTATGCGTCTCCTGGAAAGTGATTAATTTTGATGTGAGCAATTTCGTTCGGTTCAAAAGGAATAACATTCGTTGCATTTATCTGGAACTTTTTACTTCCAAGAAACTGGTTATATCCTAAAATCTTTCCTTTTCGATTCATTCGGACAAACATATTATTCGCATTTATAGCTCTTATTTTCTGGTCCACTAAATCAATCTCCATAAATCCGTTACCTTTACTAAGTCCATCTCTAATCCATCTTCTCAATTCTAGGGAAAAATTAGTATTCTTAACAAATTTTAATATTGCAGTTTCTATCTTTGGCTCTTTAGCTTTAATTGTGAACTCTCCAACAATAGCATCAACATACTTGTCTATTGCTCCGTTGACTAATCCAAATCGTTTAGTAATTTTCTCGGCATCTTCAAAATCAAAAGGGTGTTCTATCCCCAACTCTTTAGGGAACTTAACTTCTTGTGCTTCTACTTCTGCTTTAAATTCTTCCTTGAATGGAATTTTAGCAATAAATCCTCTTATAGCTTTTTTACCCATAAGATAATGTAGTAAATTTTATTTAAATAAGTTGATTAAAGGAATATATATTTGTTAAATGAAAATCCAGAGGGCTATGAAGGTCGTTAAACCCGCCTATTTCTAGGACCCTCTGGGTTCTCAAATGACCGAGACGAGAATCGAACTCGCTTTTCTGTATCCTAGTTCTTATGTGCACTCAGTCCTATACCATAATGCTCGGTCTTAATAGGGAAGGGGTGGAAACAAAAACTTAAAAGAATTTGTCCCCTCCCCTCTCATTTTAGTGAGTATTATAGTCCTGCTTTTTTAATCCACTCTCTAAGTAATTTAGTTCGTTTCTTGCCTAATTCTTTTAGTTTTTCTTTTGCGTTTTGCCATTCATTGGTTGCATAGGTTAATTCTTCCCATGTTGTTTTCATTGTTCTTCCTC